GCTCGGCCGAACCTGACCCTCCCGCTGGAGTCGCACGGCTACCTGCGCGCGGTTGTGTTCGGCCTGGCCGACCAGGCCGATGCGGCCGCTGAGCGCGAACGAGAGGAACACGCCCGCGCAGGGCGGCACCTGGGCACCACGGCACGCGTCAATCCAGGTGCTGGCGAATCCAAGCTGGATCAGCGCTTGGCCTGGATCAGCCAGATGGTGTCGCTGGGCCAGATGTCCGACGACGATGCCGAGCGCGAGCGCGCAGAGGCGCGCGAGAAGTACGGAGAGCATTGATGATCGAGCAACGCGATTGGGTCGGAACACCGGACGCCGATGCAGCCGCCGAGCTGATCGCGGCCGCACCGCTGGATCTGACCGAAAAGCAATGGGAGGGCACCCTGGTCGCGTTGGTTGCGGTCATGGAGGCTGCGTTCCGTCGCGCCGGGCTGGACGAAGAACAGGCCACCAGGCTGGCCCTCGCCGGCATGCTGGCGCAAGCCGAGTATGCCGGCGGCCGTCAGATCTACATCCCGCAGGGGATGCGCCTGCGCAACGCCCTGCGGGACGCGGAAATCTACCGTCGGGCCAAGCGCGGTAACATTGCGCAGCTGGTGACCGAGTATGGCCTTACTGAGGTTCGGGTCTACGAGATCATTCGTCAGCAACGCCAGCTGCACCTTGCCAGGGTGCAGCGGAATTTTGATTTCTAAGGAGAGATGATGAGTCGGCCGGTGCTGGGCAAAGTTGAGTGGACCGTGGTTGCAGTGATTGCGGCGGTGGTGCTGGGGTGCCTCGGTTGGTCCGTATGGGGTTACTCAAGTTGGAAGATCGCCTCTGCCAAGAGCGCGATCATGGAGAAGGCCGGCGTTACCGTCGCGGCATTCACGGATGTCCGCATAGGAATGGACAAGCGCACTGTCTGCGGACGGGTGTCGTTCGGGCCAGAAGGCTATCGCCGTTTCATGGTCGATCCGGTCGCTGCGGTCATTGATCCGGGTCAGGACGATGGGAGTGTGGATGCCATACTCTGGCGCGACTACCCACGGGCGTGTGCGCGACACGATTAGACCTGCCAGTATCCCTACAAAGGCCCCGCATATGCGGGGCTTTTTCATTGAAGCACTTTAGTCCCCGTCCACTTTCGCGCGCGCGGAAGCTGTGTGCACCGGGGGACGGTCAACGTGCGCAGCACGGACGCACCCCGCTTACCCAAACAGCGGAGTGCACATGGAACCCAACAATCGCCGTACCCGAGCCATCGCCTACCTCGGCTCGCTGTTCGACCGCATCGGCTACATCTGGCTGTGGCTGGCGCTGAGCCTGTTCCTGCTGGCCAGCGTGGCCATCCTCAATCCCATCCTGGTGGCGTCCTACGCCTGGGCGGCCGCCAAGCTGACGATGGCGGCCGTAATCGGCCACGGCGTTGACCTGACCCTGTTCCGTGGCGCTGATCCCAGGTATCTCGATGGCATCGAGAAGTCGATGGCGCAAACCCGCCGCGTGACGCTGATCGCTGCGGCCATGATTGCGGCAGGACTGATCGGATGACCCGGCACGGCCGCCCCGATCCCAGCCTGCGCTTGGCCATCGCGGTCTGCCTGGTGCTTGTGGCCATCGTAACTTGGGCCATCTGCGGCAAGGCAGAAGCTGCAACCGCCCGCGCCACCGTCAAGGTTGCCCCGGCATCCGCCTTGTATCGACATCGCGTGGAACAGGCAGCGTCCCGCGCATGGGGCGTCAACGCGAGCTCGGCGCGCCTGGCCGCACAGCTGCACCAGGAGTCCGCATTCCGGGCAGATGCGCGCTCCCCTGTGGGTGCCCAGGGGATCGCCCAGTTCATGCCGTCCACGGCCCGCTGGATCGCCACGATCTATCCGACCGACCTGGCGGGATTCGATCCATGGAACCCGCAGCAGGCCATCCTGGCTGCCGCGCTGTATGACCGCTGGCTGTTCGACCGCGTCGCCGAGTACAGCCAGGGGCGTATGAGCAGCTGCAGCCGGTGGGCCTTTACCTTCCGCGCGTACAACGGCGGTGAAAAGGCGCTCAATCGCGAGCGAGCGCTGGCGTACACCAAGGGAGCGGATGCAAACGACTGGCGGGCTGTCGAGCCGTACCGCGCCCGAGCGGAGTGGGCGCACAGAGAGAACACCGGCTATCCGAAACGCATCCTACTGACACTGGAGCCGGCGTATCTCGCAGCCGGTTGGACGGGGGTGGCCACATGCCCCTGATCGCAGACCCGATCCGCCCGTATCGCTTCCTCTCGTTGCTGTTGGTGCTGTGCCTGACCGTTGCCGCGTTGCTCGGCATCGGGTTTGCGACGGGGCATCGCTGGGCAGCCGGATCGGCGGCCATCGAGCAGCGCGAGGGCCTGGAGCTGCAGCTGCGCCAACTGCAGCAGTCGGCCAAGACGCTGCAGACCCAATCGGCCCAGGCAACCGCAAATTACTACCGCGCAACCCAGCGCCTCAACCACATTGCCGAGCTCCAGGAGCTGGACCGTGAGAACCAACGTCAATTCAACCTGCAGCAGCAAGAGGCGCTCGCTTCGCTCCTGCGTAATCGCCCTGATCTGCGCACTGGTCGCGCCGGGGCTGATGTCCTGCAGCACTGGAACCGCAGTAACGCAGGCGCCGCTCCCCCAGCCGCCCGCCCCGCCGATGCCGGCAGCGCTCAAGACCGAGTGCCCGGAGCTGCCAGCAGCCAAGGACGATCTCTGGGAAACCCTGCTGGGGAATCACGACCAGGTCGCGGCGCTGTACCACGACTGCCGCAACCAGCAGCGAAGGCTGACGCAGGCAGTGTCGGACTGGGAGGCGACCGCCTGGGGCTGGTACTGCACAGCGGTCACCCAGCTGCAGCTGCCCGTGGAGGCCTGTGCCCGTGAAGGCGGAACCCACGATCAAGGTCGCTGACCTGACCCGCTTGCGGAACGAGTACGAGCAGATGGCTCGCGATGCCGAAAGCGGCAGCAGGCAGCCAGGCAACGCAGGGCTCATCAACCGAGGGCGCGTGGCCACGCTTCGTGCCGTGGCGGTGGACCTGAATGAAATCATCCAAGGCAAGAGGCACCCGAGTGGCAGACGACGCTGACCAGGCCGACGTAGTAACCGAACGCGCCTGGGATCGTTTCAGGCACAGCCGCCCGCAGTTCAACCCTCAACCAACGCCCAAGCCGATGCGCGATACCGAATGCCAGGAGTGCGGCGCCATCGTCCCAGTTGGTCGCCTGCAGGCAGTGCCAGGCACCCGCCATTGCACCGCCTGCGCAGGCGCGGGATTCCGCCCATGATCGCCGCCGCCGCATGGGACGCGTCCATCGTGATTGGGCTGTTGGTCCTGGTTGCTGGACTGGTCGCGCTCAACCTCCTGGTCGGTGTGGTGCTGTGGTGGCGCCACTCCGGCCTGGCTGATCGAGTCACGAAACTGGAGGTTCAGCACGCACACCACCTGACCCACAAGGAAACCGGCGAACTGTTTGACCGAATTGCCCGATTGGAGGGCATGGCAGCCGCCACCAATCGCATGCTCGAAACCGTCCAAGAACACCTCATGGAGAAAGACTGATGTCCCACAAGACCTTTGCGGAGCGCCACCGCGAGGACCGCCGCCTGGTGTTGCTGCGGCTGCTCTCGGAACAGAACGGCTACCGCGCCAACAGTTCGGTACTGCATGCCGGCCTCAACGTCCTGGCCGTGGCCGCCAGCCGCGACGACGTGCTGACCGACCTGACCTGGCTGAGCGAGCAATCGCTGGTGCGCGTTGATGAGCCCGTGCCGGGCGTGATGGTTGCTGAGCTGAGCGCTCGCGGTCACGACGTTTCGCGTGGCATGGCCAGTGTGCCCGGTGTCAGCCGCCCCAGCCCCCGGTAACGACGATGAGCACCACACCACGCCGTCGCGGCAAGTCCAGCATTCAGCGCCTGCCTGCAGAACAACGCACGTTCATCGAGAAGCTGTTGCGCGAAGATCGGCTCACGCTGGCCGAGATGATCGAGGCACTGCAACAGCAGTTCCCAGGAAAGCCGGCGGCCGACATCTCGCGCTCCGCCCTGCATCGCTATGGTGCGGGGTTTGCTGAGCTGACGGCTCGCATGCGGGAGATCGAGGCAGTGTCCCAGGCTGTGGTGGGCGAGCTGGGCGAAGGTGTGGGCGAGAAGGCCGGCGCGCTCCTCGGCCAAGCCATCACCACCCTGGCCACCAATGCGGCGCTGCGGGCTCACGAAAAGGAGGACGTGAGCATTGATGAGATCCGTAAGCTGGCCCGCGCTGCCAAGGACGCGATGGACACCCAGCGCGTGAGCGTCAATGTGCGGCGCGCCATCATGCAGGAAGCGCGCGATGCCATGGTGCGCGAGCAGGCCGCCAAGCTGGAGAAGGTCGTCAAGAGCGGCGGGCTGTCCGCCGCTGCCGCCGCCGACATTCGCTCTCAGATCCTGGGAATCCGCACCGAATGAATGATCGCGCCCGCCAGCTTGTTCCGAACACTGCCGCCGCCGAAGTGCCTGCGGCACTGATGCCGTATCAGCAGCGCTGGATCGCCGATCCCGCCAACCTCAAACTCATGGAGAAGGGACGCCGTACCGGCATCACCTGGGCAGAGGCTTCCGACAACGTGCTGATTGCTGCCAGTGCAAAGAGTGCGGGCGGTCAGAACGTGTACTACCTCGGCACCGACAAGGAAATGACCGAGGAATACATTCAGGCCTGCGCCATGTGGGCCAAGGCGTTCAACTATGCGGCCGGACTGGTGGAGGAAGGCTTTTGGGATGAGGAGGAAGATGACAAGCACATCAAGACCTTCACCATTCGCTTTCCGGAGAGTGGATTCAAGATCACGGCACTGGCCAGTCGGCCGCGCAAGTTGCGTGGTCGCCAGGGCGTGCTGGTGGGCGACGAAGCCGCATTCGTCGATGATCTGCAGGAGCTGCTCAAGGCAGCTGTTGCGTTCCTGGTGTGGGGCGGAAAGGTTCGCCTCATCTCCACCCATGACGGCCATGACAACGCATTCAATGAGCTGATCGAGGAGATCCGCGCAGGTGGTCGTCGCGGATCGATCCACCGCGTGCCTTTCCGTGAGGCCGTCGAAGAAGGCCTTTACCGCCGTGTCTGCATGCGCCTGGGCAAAACCTGGTCACAGGAAGCCGAGGGGGAGTTTATCGCCGAGGTGTACGGCACCTATGGCGATGCCGCCGCCGAGGAGCTGGACTGCATTCCGTCGCAGGGCAGTGGCGCATGGCTCAGTGCAGCGCTGATTGAGGCGCGCATGACCGATGCCCCGGTGCTGCGCTACACCTGCCCAATCGGCTTTGAGCAGGAAAGCGACCACTTCCGATGGGACGCGGTGCAGACCTGGCTGGATGACGAAGTTGGACCACATCTGGACAAGCTGGACCCTGAGCTACAGAGCGTCTACGGGCAGGATTTCGGCCGGACAGGCGATCTCACTGTGATGATGCCCGCGCAGATCACGCAGACGCTGGTGCGCAAAGTGCCGTTCATTCTGGAACTGCGCAACATGCCGCACCGGCAGCAGGAACAGGTAGCCAAGTTCGTTATCCACCGCTTGCCCAGGTTCGTCAAAGCTGCAGTGGATGCTCGCGGCAATGGTAGCGCCGTCTCTGAGTTCCTCGCCCAGGAATTCGGCTATAGCCGGGTGGCGCTGGTGATGGCCACCGAGGGCTGGTATCGCGAGCACATGCCGCCAGTCAAGAAGGCATTTGAGGACAACACCATTTCGCTGCCGCGCGACAAGGACACGATGGCAGACCTTCGCGTGGTGCGAGTCATCAAGGGTGTGGCCAGGGTGCCCGAGCGAACCACTGGGCGAGATGGTGGCCAGCGCCATGGCGACTCGGCTATCGCGGTTGCCCTCATGTACTACGCCAGTCGCCATCCAGGTGCCGAGATGGACTGGACCCCTGTGCCGCGCTCAGTGCGCGGCTTTGATTCCGTGGCCAGCCACGGGCACGAGCGTCCCGAGGACGACGATTTCAATCTGCCGGAACCGCAAGCATGGTGAACCAAACCCGCATTCTTGGCCCCGATGGCCAGCCCTTCGCCGTGTCCGACCTGGCACAGCCTCAGACTGCGCACGCCACCTCACTGCAGCGTGAGTTCCAGGGACACCCCTCGCGCGGCCTCACGCCCAGCCGGCTGGCCTCGATCCTCCTGGCGGCCGAACAGGGCGATTTGATCCGCCAGTACGAGCTGTTTGAAGACATCGAGGAGCGCGACGCTCACGTTTTCTCGGAGATGTCCAAGCGCCGCCGCGCCGTATCGGGGCTGCCGTTCAAGATCAGTCCACCGCCCAGTGCCAGTGCAGCCGAGAAGAAGGCGGCCGAGCAGTTGCAGGCGATGGTGCTGGCTATCGATGAGTTCGATGGCATCGTGTTCGATACCACCGACGCCATTGGCAAGGGTTTCGTCAATCAGGAAATCGAATGGGATCGCAGTGCCCAGGAGTGGCTGCCAAAGTCCATTACCCATCGGCCGCAGTCCTGGTTCCAGTTGCACCGTGGCTATCGTCAGGAGATCCGTCTGCGCAACGGCACTGGCGAAGGCGAAGCCCTGCGCCCGTTTGGTTGGATCACCCACACCCACAAGGCCAAGAGCGGCTATCTGGAGCGCGCTGCGCTGTTCCGCGTGCTGGTGTGGCCGTACCTGTTCAAGAACTACAGCGTCGGCGACCTGGCCGAGTTCCTGGAGGTCTACGGCATCCCAATGCGAATCGGCAAGTACCCGCCAGGCGCATCCGACCGCGAGAAAATGTCACTGCTGCGCGCGTTGATGGAGATTGGCCACAACGCGGCCGGCATCATCCCCGAGGGGATGATCATGGAGTTCCCCGCCGTTGCTGAGGGTGATCCCCAGGCCTTTGAGCTGATGATGAACTGGTGCGAGCGCAGCCAGAGCAAGGCCATCCTGGGCGGCACGCTGACCAGCCAGGCCGATGGCAAGACCAGCACCAATGCGCTGGGGACGGTGCACAACGAAGTGCGCAAGGAAATCAAGGATGCCGATGCTGGCCAGCTGGCCAGCACGCTGTCGCGTGACCTGATCTACCCACTGGCAGTGCTCAACGGGCTGGTGCGACCGGGCGACTACCGCCGGTGCCCACGCCTGGTGTTCGACCTGGCCGAGATCAAGGACATCGGCACTTACGCCACGGCACTGCCCCCACTGGTCGCCATGGGTATGAAGATCCCATGTGCCTGGGCGCATACCGAGCTGGGCATCCCCGAAGCCGGAGAAGATGAGCCGATGCTGCGGCAGGCTCCATCAGTAACGGATCAGGTGGCGTTGAGCAGTGTGCGGGCTACGGCGGCGACCGCCCAGCCCGTCTCGGTGTCGTCGCGCGACCGCGAGGACCAGTTGGCACAGCTGGTGGCCACCGAGCTCGACCCTGTGGTGGCCGAGTGGGTGGGCGCGATTCGCGAGCTGGTGGATGGCGCACAGGATCTGGAGCAGATCCGCGATGGCCTGCTGGCCCTGCTGCCCAATCTGAGCGTGGCGCAGTTTGGCCAGGCCATGCAGCACGCCCTGGCTATTGCGGGAGCAGCAGGCATGCTCGATGCTCTGGAGGATAGTCGTGGCTGAGCTCACCTCACTTTCCGCACGCCTCCCTGAAGAAGTAGCCTCCTTGCACTCTGCGCTACCAAATCTACGCATTCGGTTTGGGGACTTCCCAGTAGAAAGCATTTCCGGGGTAGTCCATGACAAGCTTTCCGAGTCGAAGTGTCAGGCGCCCGATGATCAGATCGTAGCAACGGCCATTCTCCCGCAAAGGGACAGTGTCAATGTCGGTGGTGATCTGGAGGGCCGCGCTAGGGAATAGCAGCTGGCAGACATGCCGGGATGAAGCAATGCCCGAAGTCGCTCCGTGGACGGTCACGTCGTGCATGCGAGGCGCGCCAGCTGCATTGATGAGCTTCTTAGTGCCGGCATTCAAATCTGCTCCCGTGTCTACGAGCGCGATCACGCTCACTTCATGCGCTTGCAGTGGCATCGCCTCAGACGGGTCATAACGAAAAACTACGTCCATAACGGGAATGGCGAACGAGGGATTGCTGGCGTTTGGCGATGCTGGATTGCCTGCCTGATCCACGAACCTGATGGGAATTCTCCAAACCATGACCGCTCCAGAACCATTTAAGGGACTCAATGATGCCTGAAGTGACGGGCAACTTCGGGAGCATGCCCGAGGCCGAGCGCTACTTTCGCGGGAAGGTGAACCTTCCGACGCGACGTTGGGATGACCTCATGCACGGGCAGCACGCGCGGGCGTTTGTCGTTGCCGGTGCCACCCGCGATGCGCTGTTGACCGATCTGCGCGAAGCGGTGGATGCAGCCATTACGCAGGGCGAAACGCTGGAGGATTTCCGCGCTCGCTTCCAGGACATCGTCCAGCGCAACGGATGGCATGGTTGGACCGGGGAAGGTAGCCCAGGCGGGCAAGCCTGGCGCACGGCGACTATCTACCACACCAACCTGCGAACGGCCTACCAGGCCGGCCGCTGGGAGACGCTCAAGAATTTCCCGTTCCTGCGTTACAAGCACAACACCGTGCGCAACCCGCGCGAGCAGCACAAGGCATGGGATGGGGTCATCCTGCCGTCCGACCATCCCTGGTGGGACACCCACTACACGCCCAATGGCTGGGGCTGTCGCTGCACGGTGCTGGGCGTATCGGCCGCGAAGATGAAGGCGATGGGCTGGAAGGTCAGTGAGCCGCCCGCGCCCATCCAGGGCGACCCGCCACCGGAGTGGGCCTATCACGTCGGCCACGCCGCCAGCGGCCGCCATATCGCCGACAGCACGCTTGCCAAGGACGCAGCGGCCAAGTGGTCGGAGGTGCCAGGGCGAAGCGCCGAGGACTATGGGCGCCCCGCCCAGGTTCCGCTGGACGCTGCGATTGCCCGGCCGCTGCCGACGGGTATTCGTGACCCTCAACAGGTGCGCCAGGCCTGGCAGGAACTGTACGGCCGCACTGCCACGCTCACCGATCCATCCGGGGCCGAGGTGTTGCTTACCGACCAGGTTATTGAGCATTGGCTGGAGAAGCCGTCACGCCTGGATGGTCGGGAAAAGTATTTGCCGCTGCTGGCCGAGACGATCCAGAGCCCGTTTGAGATATGGGCCAACTTCGCCCGCAACGAGGCTGGCCAGCTTGGCCTGCGCCGCTACTACGTCAAGCGGATCGAAGTCACCGAGTCCGAAGGCGGCGCGCAGAAGCGCTACGCCCTGACAGTGATTGCCGAGGTGCTGCCAGGCGGGGTGTGGGGATCGTTCGACTTCTTCCGTGGCAGCAAGGCTCAGCCGCGTTCGCGGCAGGGGCTGCTGGTATGGGGACGGCCGGAGGAATGAGCCTTTGCCTACAGACGCGCCAGTCCGCTCTGCGGCGCTTCCTGCAGGGCCTCGGGGGCTGGCCCACCCTGTGGAAGGATTGCGGCGGAGCCGCTACGCCGGGGGCGGCTTGGCCCCGGCCCGTTTGTGGAGAATACCATGGCCAATGAACCCCTGATTCTCACTATCGATGCACGGCAGGCCGAACAGTGGTTTGCCCGTCTCCTGGAGCGCAGCGTCAACCTGTCGGGCCTGATGGCCCAGGTTGGCGAGGATCTGACGGAAAGCACTCAGGCCCGATTCGATACCGGCATTGGGCCGGACGGCGTTGCCTGGCAGCCGCTTGCCGATGGATCGGGGCGGACCCCGCTCAACGATACCCGCCGCACCCGTGACGGCATCCATCCGTTGTCGGGCCCTGACTGGGTGGAGATCCGCGCCGATTCCAAGCAGGCGCGCTGGCACCAGGAGGGCACCAGGCCATACGAGATCCGAGCAAAGAACGGAAAGGCGCTTTACTGGCCCGGCATGCAGACGCGCTCAGGAAAGGATGGCCAGGACGGACCCGCGTTCGTGGCCAAGGTGAATCATCCTGGATTGCCGGCCCGTCCCTTCATGGGCTTGAGCGCCGAGGATGAGCAGAGCATCGAACGCCTGGCCGTCGCCTGGCTGGAACTGGACGCGGCCCCCGCTGGATCGCCCCCCGCCTAAAACGGCCTGTACGGCCCGTGGAGGCCCCCTGGGCGCGGCCACCGTCCATGGTCCACCCCCAACGGGCAGCGGCGGTCGATTTAAACGCCTTTCAAACGCCCTTGAAGGCGACTGTTCAAGTGACCGCCCCGGGGAGGGACAAAAATCGCCCGGTCCGGTGTAGAGTCCCTGCCGACATCCCGCCCATCGGGCCGCACCCGAAAAGCAGTGAAGGGCTTTAGTCCCGCCTCCTGATCGAGGGCGGCGAATCTGGCGGGGATGAATCAGCCCGCCCGCCGCCTCCATACCGCCGTTGCCCTGGCTGCCTGCAGCTTCCAGCTGCAGGCCGACGCCGTGGGCGATGATCGCATCATCTCCATCCAGCTGACCCCTGCCGGTCACTTCAAGCCCAGCGACGGGCGGAAGATGGATGTCCCCGCCTGGTATATCGACGCCTCGGTGGCGGCTCGCGTGATCGAGCGCTTCAACGCTCGCGTCAACCCGGCAGTGGTCGATTACGAACACCAGACCCTGCACAAAGAAACCAACGGGCAGCCCGCGCCGGCCGCTGCCTGGATGCGTGCGCTGCAATGGCGCGAGGGATCTGGCCTCTGGGCCACCACCGAGCTGACTCCCCAGGCTGCGGAGCAGATCCGAACCGGCGCCTATCGCTATGTCTCTCCGGTGTTCCTCTACGACAAGACCACCGGCGAGGTGCTGGCCATGCAGATGGCCGCCTTCACCAATGACCCCGCCATCGACGGCATGCAGGCCATGGAGCTGCGCGCAGCGGCTTGCTTTGCCCACGACATCGATCCTGACAAGGAAACCTCCATGAACCCGTTGCTCAAAGCCTTCCTGGCTGCCCTGGGCCTGCCCGAAAACACCTCCGAAGCCGACGCCATCGCCGCCTGCAGTTCCCTGACCACCAGCTTGGGCGTGCTGCGCCGACTGCAGGCCGAGCTGGGCGCCGAGGGCGAGCCGGCCGTTGCGGCCTGCAGTGCCCTCAAGACCAAGGCCACCGCCACCCCGGACCCGACCAAGTTCGTGCCCATCGCCGCCCTGGAGGAAGTGCGCGGCCAGGTCGCCGCGCTGTCCGCCGAGCGCACCGCTGACAAGGTCAGCGCCCTGGTCGAGGATGGCCTGGCTGATGGCCGCCTGCTGCCGGGCATGAAGGACTGGGCCACCGATCTGGGCAAGAAAGACCTGGCCGCGCTGTCGTCCTTCCTGGACAAGGCCGGTCCGATCGCTGCCTTGACCAGCACGCAGACCGGCGGCCGGAAGCCGGCCGGCGCGACCAACGAGCATGGCCTGGACGAGGCTGAAATGGCCGTCTGCAGCGCTACCGGCGTCACCCCCGAAGCCTTCGCGAAATCCAAGAAGGACACCGCCCAGGCGCAGGCCTGAGCACTACACCCGCCTCTCACTGGAGTCCGCCATGAGCGCAGCCACCCAGGCTCGCAACACCCCCCGCCGGGAAGCATTCCGCGTCGGTCACCCGACCAACCCCGGCACCCAAATCCACTCCGGCACGTTGATCGCGCTGCTGGCGACCAACGGCAACGCGGTGCCGGCAGGCACTGCCGGCTCCGGTGACGCCGTCGGCGTTGCACTTCGCTCCGTCACCGGAACGTCGGCAGGCGAGCCGGTCGAATGCGAGCGCGGCACTGGCTTCCGTTTTGACAACAGTGCCGGCGCTGATGCCATCGCCCGCGCCGACATCGGCGCAACTGCCTACATCGTCGATGACCAGACCGTGTCCAAGACCGACAACAGCGGCGCCCGCAAGCGCGCTGGCGTCGTCCTGGACGTGGATGCGGCCGGCGTGTGGATCGTGGTCGGCTGAGCCGGCCCACCCGTTCCCCTATCACCAGGACAATCCCATGATCGTCAATCGCGGCAATCTTTCGACGTTGTACGTCGCCTTCAACGCAGCATTCAACGCCGGCCTCGGCCAGGCACCGTCCCAGTTCCAGCGCATTGCCACGGTGGTGCCGTCCACCACCAAGTCCAACGAGTACGGCTGGTTGGGCAAGCTGCCCAACGTGCGCGAGTGGATCGGCGAACGTGTGGTGCATGGCCTGCAGAGCCACGGCTATACCATCAAGAACAAGCCGTATGAGCTGACTGTTGGTGTGGACAAGGATGACATCGAGGACGACAACCTCGGCATCTACAGCCCGCTCATGCAGAGCATGGGCGAGTCGGTCGGTGCACAGCCGGACCAGCTGACGTTCGAGCTGCTGAAGAACGGCATCTCCACCGCCTGTTACGACGGCCAGAACTTCTTCGACACCGATCACCCGGTGCTGGACAAGGACGGCAAGGAAACGGTCCAGAGCAACGTGGACTCGGGCGGCAATGGTGCCTACTGGTATCTGCTGTGCACCAAGCGCGCACTCAAGCCGATCATCTTCCAGAACCGCAAGCCGCCGCAGTTCGTTTCCATGGACACGGATACCGATGAGGGCGTGTTCAACAAGAAGGAGTTCCGCTACGGCGCCGATTGCCGCCGCAACGTCGGTTTCGGTTTCTGGCAGATGGCCTACGCCAGCAACAAGCCGCTGACCGAGGAGAACCTGCAGGCAGCCTATACCGCCTTCACCTCGCGCACGGGCGACCACGGCCGTCCGCTGGGTCTGGTGCCGGATCTGCTGGTGTGCGTGCCGAACGACAAGTTCAAGGCCGCCAAGATCCTCACCGCCAACCAGATCGCCGGCACTGACAACGTGATGAAGGGCGTTGTTGAGGCGATGGACTGCGCCTGGTTGCTCTGACCCTCGACCACTGACCGGCACCGCAGGGTGCCGGTCGTAACTTCCCCGAATACAGAAGGAGCGGCCCATGGCCGAACAGATCCTGGTAAAGGCCCGCCTGGAGCGTGGCCGCTGGCGTGCCGGCATGCACTTCACCCGGCAGGGCCGGACGGTGCATGTCGATGACCTGGACAAGAAGCAGCTCGACGCGATCAACAGCGACCCCGAGCTGATCGTGACGGAGCTGCCAGCGTCGGACGATCCCAACGAACTGGCACTGGCTCGCGAACGCAAGGCAACCAAGTCCGGCAATGCCAAGCGCAAGTGGACCGAAGCCGAGGCGCGCGCACGCACCGCCGCTGGCCTGGCCGAGGACGCCTGGGCGAACCAGCCGGCAGCTGATCGCGTGGGCCTGATCGAGGCGGCGCTGGAGGCCGGCGCGTAATGGCCTACGTCACCCTCACGCAACTGGCCGAGCTCCCAGGGGCGCTGGAACTGTCCCAGGTGGCGGGTGGGCGCGATGAGCGCCCGGTTGCCACCGAGCTGATGGATGCCACGTTGCGCGGGGGTGACCGCAGCGCCTTTCCGCCAAGCGAAGTGGCCAAGGCCGATGCGGCCCTGGAGCGCATCCAGGAGGCCACCCGTCAGGCAGATGCGATCATCGACGGCTACCTGGCACGGCGCTACAGACTGCCGCTGGGCAAGGTCGTGCCGCTACTGGCCGTTTGGTCTCGCAGCATCACGCGCTACCTGCTGCATCCTGATCGCCAGACGGACGAGCGCACCGATCCCATCGTGCGTGACTACCGTGACGCGATTCGCCTGCTGCAGGAGACGGCACAGGAAAAGTTCCACCTGGGCATCGAAGATCCGACCACGTCTACCGGCTCGGCAGGGGAATTCATCTTCCATGCCGGCAACAAGGTGTTCGGGCGGGAGGGCCGGCCGTGACTGTAGGACCGTTCCCGGTCACGCCCGTCCTGGAGCGTCTGCGGAATCACGTACAGGCACTGCTCCTTGTCGGCGATGCCGCCGACTTGGATACGGCCCTGGACCAGCAGCCAGCCAAGGATTGTGCCGCCTACGTGACGTCCGCCGAGATTGGCGGCCGGCCCCGGTACACGGGCGATCAGCACATCCAGAACGTGGATGTCACGTTGCGCGTGGTTCTGATGGTGCGCAACTTCAGCGGCCAGGCCAGTGGCAGCGGCGCGCGCCGCCAGATGGATGAGCAAGTCATTCCAGGCGTCCGCAGAGCGCTGATCGGCTGGACCCCCGTCGATGCGTTCGATGCGCTCAGCTTCCAGGCTGGTCGTGATGAGAAGTACCGCGCCGGCTGGCTGGTCAACCAGCAGGTATTCGTCACCAACTACCGCACACAACACACACCACTCCCATGACTACCAAGCACACCCCCACCAGCGGCGGTGCCTGGCGCGTGATCGATGGCCAGCTCGTGGATGAGTCCGTACTGCCCGCCGAACCCGCTCCAGCACCCGAGCCGCCACCGCCGGCATCGAGCCAGAACCGCTCGCGCCGCTCCTCTGCAACCTCACCCGAGAACTGACCATGGCCCAGCCCAACCTGGAATCCTTCAAGCGTCGCGGCCTGGCCCTGGCGCTGCGTTCATCGGCCTCGGTGCCGATTGTCCCCACCGCCGCCGCCAACGGCGTGCTGCTGTTCAACGGCAGCAGCGGCACCGAGTTCGACAAGATCGAACGCCCGGTGGATCGTGCGTTTCTGACTGGCCAGCCCTTCGCAGTCGGTGCCAAGCGCGCCTTCATTGAGGGCGAGTTTGAACTGTTCCCGCCGACCAAGCCGGGTGCAGCAGCTGACTCCGATGCCGTCTGTGCACCGCTGTTGCTGCCCGCTGGCATGACCGCCGTCAAGGACGCTGTTGCGAAAACCACGCGCTACAACCCGATCAGCGCGAACATCCCGATTTCCGATGCCAAGTTCTGGCATGCCGGCACGGTCAAGCAGATCGGCGCCGCACGCCACAACCTCACCAACCTGGCACTGGCCGTTGGCGAGCGCTTCAAGGGCAACATCCGCATCCAGGGCGACTACGACACCATCGCCGAGGACGCTCTGCCCAACATCACCACCACCGCCGTGGTGCCGACCGTCGCGCGCGCAGACAACACCCGCACCACGATCACGGTTGATGGCGGAGCGGGCCTGGTCGTGTGGGCCAAATCCCTCTCGGTGGACGTGGGCAACACGATCACGTCGAAGGAGTACACCAGCCACAAGGAAAGCGGCATCAGCGACCGCTCCCCGACCTGGACGCTGCGCCTGGCCAAGACGGCCCTGGCTGACTTCAATCCGTGGGCAGTGCGCGACGCGGCCGGCGTCCTGGAGGTTGCGCTGCGCCTTACCGAAAAGAGCAAGCTCTACAGCGAGCTGGGCATTCGCGGCCAGATCGAAAACATCAACGAAGTCGAGATTGATGGCGACTACGGCTGGGAGCTCACTGGTCCCTGCGTGGCCAGCGATGCTGGCGGCGATGAGCTGTATATCGAGTTCGGCGACAGCACGCCGCCGTAATTCGCAGATACTGCGCTACACTCCCAACGGCCCCGCCACTGTGCGGGGCCTTTCTTTTTCAATGAAGCGCTTTAGTCCCGAACGGCAGCTGTGGCTGGGCAAAGTGGACCTGTCCCCGATCAAGGGGCTGTTAAACCACTTCCCAAGGACTTTCCCATGCTCCGTCTCGCCCGAACCAACACCGTGCACCTGCCGGTGGAACTGCGCATCCCCACCGACCAGCCCAACGTCTTCGCCACCGGCACCATCCAGTGTCAGGTCAAGATCCTGGCACGCGAAGAAATCAAAGCCATCCAGGACAACCCCGTTGAGGATGAGGAGTACCTGCGCAAGATCCTGGTCAGCGTCGCTGGCCTGGGCGACGCAGACGGCAAGGCCATCGAGGGCGATGCCGCCCTGGAAGAAGTCTTCAATGGTCCGTTCTTCGCTTTCCTGCAGCCGGCCATCATCGGCGCCTACTTCGACCAGTTCGGCCGGGCGCACGTAAAAAACTCGAAGCCGTCGCGCGGGCGCTGATTGGGAAGGGTCCACGCACTGACGGCGCCGACAGGAACCATGAACCTGACGGCGTCGTCAGCGCGGCGGACTTTCTGCGCGACGGGGGCGGCGGCGAGGAGCCGCCGAGCGTTATCCCGGTCCTGGATGAGAACTGGGAAGTCGTCCAACTGTTCGTGCGCTGCAAGGCCCGCTGGATCACCGGCATGCACGCCCCGGTTTACGACGGCATTGAAGCCCGCGAGATCCAAGCCGCTGCCTGCCTCCAGGGCATTGCCCCGCACCTACTGCCAGACCTGATGCCATCGCTGGACGTGCTGATTGGCACCACGGCCATGGCCCATCGCGAAGCCTCGGATAGCCCGTGAACCCAACCGTCACCCTCCGCCTCGATGCCGACAACAGCCGCCTGGTGCCAGCCGTTCGGGCATCGGATGCCGAGCTCAAGCGACTGGGCGCGACGGCGGGCACAACCGGCGACCAGGCACGGCGTGGTGCTGCCGGCATTTCCAGCATCGGCACGGCGGCGGATTCCACTGCTCGCCGTGTCTCTGCTGTGTCCAGCGCACTGGCATCGGCGCGGGCGACGGTGGCCACCTACATCGGCGCGCAGACGGCCGGCGCCCTCATTTCCGTTGCGGACAACTACGCCAACATTTCAGCGCGACTCAAGCTGGCAACGGATGGGCACAAGGCCTATGCCACCGCATCGGCTCAGGTGTTCAACATCTCCCAGCGCACCGCCACCGCGCTCGACAGTACCGCCACCCTCTACGCGCGCCTGTCCCAGTCCACTGCCGAGTATGGAATCACCCAGCAACGGCAGCTGGCGCTCACCGAGTCCATCAACAAGACGTTCGCCATCTCCGGCGCCAGCAACGTCGCCACCGCCAACACCATCGTCCAGCTCAGCCAGGCCCTGGCTGGGGGCGTGCTGCGCGCAGAGGAATTCAACTCTGTCGTGGAAAACTCGCCGCGTCTGGCCAAGGCGCTGGCCGACGGCATGGGCCTGTCGATGGGCGAGCTGCGCAAGCACGTCAACGACGGCAAGGTGACCGTCGATCAGATGGTGGCCGCGCTTGAGAACCAGTCCTCCGTCATCGCCGCCGAGTTTGAGCAGATCCCGCTGACGGTCGGGCGCGCCATGGAGCTGCTGCGCAACAGCGTCACGAAGTTTGTCGGCGAGTCCTCCCAGGAGCTGGGCGCCAGCGGCGGAATCGCCCAGGGCATTGCGTTCCTGGCCAACAACATGCAGCGCCTGGACCAGATAGCCGGTGTCCTGGCCGTCGCCCTGGGAAGTCGCCTGGTCGTCAGCCTGGCCAGGGCTACCGCCGAGAAGATCGCGGCAGCCGCCGCATCGCGAGCGCTGGCTCGCGAGGAGCTGGCTGCAGCCCGTATTGCCGAGCAGCAGGCGGCAGGCCGTCTATCGGCCGCGCGCGCCGGCATGAGCGTGGCAGGTGGCGTAGCCGCGGCTGAGCAGGCCCTGGCCGCCGCCCAGCTGCGCACGGCTGCTGCTGCCCAGGCCGCGTCTGTTGCGCTCAGCGCAAAGGCTGCCGCAATGCGAGGCCTCAACGTGGCAATGGGCGCGTTTGGCGGCCCTGCAGGCCTTGCGATCACCGCGCTGTCGCTATTCGTCGCTTGGGCGATGAACAGCAACCAGAAGGCACAGGAGCTGTCCAAGACCGTCACAGCCGGTTTCCAGCCCGCTATGCGGGTGCTGCAGGAGTTCAATCAGCAGACCGCGAACACATCATTCGCGGAGCTTTCAAGCACAGTTGAAACCATTGAGGCAGCCCGCAAAGAGATCAAGAACCTGGGCGATGAGTACGAACGCCTTGCGGCAACGCGCCGCTCGTTTGAGGCGCGTGATCGGGCGCTGCCGTTTGGATTCGACAAGGAGCTGGGGCGCGCGTCGGAAGCCATTGAGTCCGCGCGGCTCCGGCTGGACAACCTGAGCAAGGGCTATGACAAGGCCATTTCGGTCTCGGCCAACATGGTCCTCAGCGCCGCAGGAGTTACCAACGCAACCAACGCGCAGCGCAGCTCGTTGGAACAGCTGCTGCGTCGGCAGGCGGACCAAGGGCAAACACTGGAGCAGACTCGTCCATTACTGCAGCGTTGGGCAGATGAGCAGCTCAACGTAGAGCAGCGCAACCGACTCAACGTTGCGAGTTTTGACGCGCTGGGAGCATCAGCAAAGAGCGCTGGCGCCGCGATCAAGGCCGCCCTCCAGTCGGTCAACGAAGGCCTGGACAAGCAGATTCAGAGCGTCCAGCTGGACCTGATCGAGAAAACCCAGGGCAAGGCAGCCCGCATGCGCGCGCAGTTCATCACGGAAAGCGCGCAGAAGGGTCTGGACCCGACCAGCGCCGACTATCAGCTGGCGCGGGCCAAGAACGAACAGCTCATCCAGCTCACCCTGACGCTGGACAGGCAGAATGCGGCCACCCGTGATCTGACGCGCACCCAGACCGAGGCCAAGCGCTCCGGCGAGCAGGCCGCGCGCCTGGCAGAGCAGCAGGCCGATTCCCAGGCCAAGTACAACCGCCAGGCGGCGTTGGCTGCTGCCGAGCTCTCCGGGCCGATGGCGGCTGCCCAGGAGCAGCACAAGCAGCGTATTGCCGAGCTCGACCGCGAACTGGCCAAGCACCTCATCACCCAGGAGGCCTACGCCAGCCTGGTGAAGTCGTCAGCGGCCGAGTTGGCCAAGAATGCCGCCGAGGTCACCAAGCAGCAGCAGGCGCCCAGGGCATTGCTCGATACGCTGAGCGGCGAGGTGCAACTGCTGGGCGTGGTTGGGATCGAGCGCGAGCGCCGCGCCCGCCAGCTGCGCAACGAGCAGGACATGCTCCAGGCGATCAACGAGGCCAACAAGGCCGGCGCCGGCATCAACGCAGAGGCAACCGCAGGCCTGATGGCCCAGGCACGGGCGTGGGCCAATGCCTCTATTCGCATCGAACAGCAGACCGCCGACCTGGAGGAATGGGCCAACGTCGGAACGCGCGGTGTCGCGGATGTCGCCGATATGCTGGCCGATATGTTCAGCGGCGGGCTGGACAAGTCTGAGAGCTTCTTCAGCCGCCTCAAGGACATCTTCAAGCGTGGTTGGCGCGACATCGTGCGCACCATGCTTGAGCAGAACCTGGTGCGCCCGTTCCAGGATGCGCTCACTAACGCCATGAATGGCGCGCTGGCTGGCGTGTCGCGTGGCCAAGCTGATGGCAACTGGTTGTCGAAGATCGCCGGCATGTTCGGTGGCGGCAACCAGGGCGGCGCGGGCTCGGGCTGGATGAGCAGCCTGGCCAACATGATCGGTGGCGGCCGCAACCTCACTGGCACCAACGCCATGCTGGCCGGTGGCGGCTGGCGTGCTGGGGTGGCCGCGCCAGGCAAGATGATGGGCTTTGGCAACAACGTCGGCGGTTTCATTGGCACCGGGGCTGCTGGTGGCGGCGCGGCGTCCGCATCGATGGCCGTGCCGATCATCGGCTGGGTGGTCGCGGCCATGATGAAGAATGCCGAGCTGTTCGATCAGGGCTGGGACATCGCCAATGGCGAAAGCTGGGCGGGCAAGATCGCCACCCTGGGCGCCGTGGGTCACGTCGATAAGATGGCGCGCAAGCTCGGCCTCAACGCCAAAGCCGCCTCCATTCTGTCTGGCTCCTCGATCCATGCTGCCCTGTTCGGCCGCAAAAAGCCGCAGATCCAGGCGCAGGGCCTGACTGGCTCGTATGGCTTCGACGGGTTCGCCGGCCAGTCCTATGCCGACATCAAGGCCAAGGGCGGCCTGTTCCGCAGCGACAAGAAGTGGACCGAGTATGGCCAGGTCGATACCACGATCACCGACGCTTTCAGCCAGGCCACTGGGCGCGCGCGTGCAGGCGTCATCAGCCTGGCCGAGCAGCTGGGCGTGGACATCAACAGCCAGCTATCCTCCGTCCGCGTAGACCTCGGCAAGGTTCAGCTCGATGCGGACCCGGACAAGGCCCAGGCGCAGCTGGAGCAACTGATTACCGGCGCGGCCAAGAACCTGACCGGGCGCGGCGTGTCGATCCTCGGTTTCGGCGACTTCCTCAACAAGGGGTTTGAAGCCGGCGACGTGATGAACAGCCTGGCGGCGTCCATCGAGCTGATGACCGGCAACGCCCAGGAGCTGGGCCGTGCGCTCAATGCCCAGGAAATCGACCTGGTCAAGCGCACGACAACCATGTTCCAGCAGATGGCCAAGGCTGCCGGCACCACCATGGAGGAACAGGTCAAGGCGATCACTACTGCCGCCTCCTCCTACGGCAGCGTAGTGGGCAACGCGCAGCAAGAGATCGCAACGGATGGTTTCAGTGGCTTCGCCAAGTCGCTCCTGGCTGTACGCCAGGAGGAGCAGGAGCGCATCCGCACGCTGCAGCAGCAGGCCAAGGCCCTGGGCGGCCTGGCCGCACGCGAGCAGGATCTGGCCACCGTCCGTCAGGCTGCCCAGCTCAAGGCCGACGCGCTGGCCAGGTCGCTGGAGTCGGAGCTGGTAGGCCTGGCGCTCAACCGCGTCAACGATGAAATCGAACGCTTGGGCGGTTCCATTGACGGGACCAGCAGCAAGCTGCAGGACTTCATCAATTCGCTCAAGCTGAGCAGCACGCTGTCGCCGGACACCGACACGCAGAAGCGCTCCACGGCATCGGATCTGATGCAAAGCGCAGCCAGCGCCGGCAACCTGGAGAGCTTCACCCAATACGCCCAGCAGTTCCTGGAAGTCAGCCGCAAACTCAATGCCAGCGGCCAGGGCTATCAGGTGGACTATGCCCAGGTGCTGGAGCTCGCCAAGCGCTTTGGCGGTGATGGCACGGCCGCGTCGCTGCAGCAGCTGTACGCGCAAAAGGCTGCCTTGGAACAGCAGCAGGAAGCTGCCGCCCGCCTGGAGCGCGCTCAGCGCATCGCCCAGGGCGTGGCCGATCTGGCTGGCGCCCGTGGCGGCGATCCGCTGGAGATCCTGCGCAACGTCACTGGCATCAGCGCTGAGGCGCTGGCCAAGGATCTGGGCCTGACCACGGACGAACTGGCCAAGTACCTGCAGAACCAGCAGACCGACATCACCGACCTGGCAGAAATCTTGTTCGATCTGCCCAAGCGCATCGCCCAGGAAATGGTCACGGTGCTGACCGACAGCCGCGTTCCAGTCCCGGCGTCGGCCGCGCCTGGCGGTGGCACCACGCCTGCAGCACCAGCTGCGCCAGCGGCGCCAGGGCGTGGCTACGCCGATCCTTCCTATGAGGTGCTGCTGCAGGTCCGCGACGGCATCCAGTCCCTGGCACGCCAGGGTGAACACAACGCTTTGATGGCGCTATGAACCGGAAAGTATTGCTCGTTGAAATCGGTGGCCAAGGCCTGCCTGCAATCACGCCTGTGACCCGGCAGCCCTCCAACTGGGTGGCGTCGGCCAAGCCCGCTGTTGTGGTTCCTCCGGCCGAAGGCGTGGAGACCAAGCCGGCAGCGGATAGCGTGACCATTACCTGGAACGCTTCGCCGCTGGCTGGTGCTGTCTATGTCCTCTGGCGCGCGGCCGATGCAGGCGGAAAGCCGGGCGAATGGAAGTACGTAACCAAAACCTCAGACACGCGCTACACCTACACCGAGGCCAGCGGTGTTGTGAGCTGGTGGAAGGTCACTGTCCAGGTCAACGGCGTGTCGTCTGCAGACTCCACGCCCAAGGCTCAGGCCCCCGTGGTGGTGCCGACCACGGCGGAGCTGGTCCAGCTGCAGGGCAAGGTGGACCAGGGCCTGCGTGACCTGGCACTGGCAGACGCTGCAGAGGCACAGCAGCGTATGGCGGACTTCCAGGCTGCGCAGGCACAGATCCTGGCAGAGAGTCAGAAGAGTGCGGCCGCAGTGGGCGAAGTGGCCAAGCGTGCAGAGGATCTGGCCACAAACCTGGCCAACGAAGAGCGCGCCCGTATTCAGAGCGTGCTGAACGAAAAAAACGAGCGCACCGCTGACATCAGCGCGGTCCACACGAAAGTCCAGAACGGCCTGGATTCGATGGCACGCTCTCTGGCCGAGGTCGCCGCAGGCAGCGGCACGCAGTTCGACTCTGCCGGCATCTGGCATTTCAACGCAGGACTGGAAGGCTGGACGGGTGTGTACGGCGCCCCGACTATCGCCGACGGCATGCTGCGGCCGATCAACACCACCAACAACTCCGGCATCCAGTCCCCGGCGCCGCTCAACATCGACGGCGCCGCCTATCGCTTCATCAAGCTACGCATGCGCAAGGTGGGCAATCCCGCCTGGATGGGGTTGATTCGCTGGATCACTGAGGCCGACCGAGAGTGGAACGAAGCGAAGTCGCTCTCCATCCCCGTGCCGGCATTCGACGCCAACGGCATCGCCGTCCTCGACGTTGATCGTCTGCCCTGGAACGGCCCCTCACCACTGCGTGCCATTCGCCTGGCACTGACGGGTGCGCAGACCGCCAGCGCCTACATCGAATACGACTGGATCGCCGTGGGCCGCCCGTCGCCTGGCGCATCCGTCGCCATGGTCCAGCAGGAAAGCGACGCGCGCACTGCCGCCCTGGCGGCTGAGGCCGGCCAGCGCAATACGCTGGCCGTGCAGATGCGCGGCGACTACACCGGCAACGATCCGGCGAAGCTGACGGGCGGCTTGGCCTACAACGAAATGCGGGCGCGTGTCGGCGCGGACGAAGCGCTCAGCCAGCGCCAGTCCGCCGTGGAGGTCCGTCTGCCGGCAGGAACAGGTGCGCTCGCGTCTGAGGCCAAGGTAAACACGGTCGAGCAGGCAAGCCTCACCCGCGACGAAGCCATCGGCCAACGTATTGACCAGGTCAATGCAACGTTGCCCGCGATGATTTCCCAGGGCGCCAACATGATCCTTAACGGCGGCTGGAACGCCGGCAAGGACGTGGGATGGACGTATCAGGGAGGCTCGCAGTTGGCCGGTGTTTCGTGGCCGGCCGCAGAGGGACGAAGTGGCAGCGTGGCGCTGCGCATCGATGGCACGGGCTCGGCCCGTACCGCTGTTGCGCTTGCGAATGCAGGCATGACCATGGCTGCCGGGCCCGCGAAGAAGTACCGTGTAAGTTGCTGGTACAGGACCAGCGCTACGTTCAACGGCACTGCAGGCGACTCCAAGCTCAGGCTTGCTGACCAAGCAGCTGCCTGGCTTGCAGATCGACCATTTCTTGCGAACAGGGCCGATTGGACGTACCTGGAGTTTGTCTACACCATCCCTGCCGCAAACGTTCTGGGTCTGCGCCTCACGGTGGCATGCAATAACACTGCAGGTACGCTGTGGGTGGACGATGTTGCCATTGAGGAAGTCACCGAGATCCTGGCCGTCGCCGATGGCCTGAGCTCGTTGAGCGGGACCGTCACCCAGCAGGCTGGCCTCATCAATGCACAGTCCGGCCTCATCAGCGCCCTGCGCACCGACGTGGACGGCAAGGCCACCAACAGCGCTCTCCAGGCGCTGCAGTCCCAGGTCACGCTCCAAGGCAGCACCATCACGAGCCTTGGCACGGCGATGACCAGCGTTACCGCATCGCTGGCAAACATCGGCGGCGACAACCTGCTGCCGAATAGCGGATTTGAAACCAGCAATGCCGAGAACAGCACCCTGCCGGATTGGTTCGCGTCGAACACGATCACGCAGGCCGTGAGCTACTCCGGCACGTATGCGGTCACGGGCTCCACCCGTGCGATCCAGATCGTTGGCACCAATGCAGCTACTGCCGTGGGCCAGTACATTGGCGTTGAAGTAGCCACTGCAAACCGCCCGAAGCCCGTAGCGGGCACAAAGTACACGCTTTCCGTGTGGGCGTGCCGTATCAACACCGACGCCGCCCGCATGCAGCTTCTGGTGCAGTGGCTGGACAGCAACAATGCAGGCATCGGCCCAGCACAGTACGCCCCGATCTCCGAACTAACGTCGACGATGACGCGCTACACGGGCACCTTCACTGCACCGGCTGGCGCGGTCAGCGTTCGCATCTTCTTCCGGGCCGCATCAGGCGCTGTCGGGCAGAACGTATCGGTGGCTCTGGACAATGCGATGTTCCAGCAGGGTGAGGTCGCCACAAACTGGACACCAAGCGCCACCGAGATTGCCGCCCAAACAACCGCCAACGCGAAGGCGAACAGCGCCCTGGACGCGCGCGTCACCAATGCCGAGGGACAGTTGCTGTCCCAAGGAACGGCATTGACTGCAGTTCGTGCCGGCATTGGTAACGCCACTGTCTACGAAGTCACTGCGAACGCAGTCATCTCCAGCCAACCGACCGGAGGCCCGCGCGGCTCGGGAACACGAAATGCCGCGGGTGCAGGTATGGGCGGCGCCGGGCGCAGCCTCAATGTGCAGGTGGTCAACGCTGACAGTACTCTGGGACAGCGGCAGACCTTTGACACCTATGGCAACGGCCGCTCCGCCTGCGCCAGCTTCAACGATTGGTACGACAACGCCCTGGCAGACAATCAGTATTTCATCTTGTTCACCAGCGACCACACCGGCTCGCTAAACAGCGACGCCGGCGCAGACACCGCTGGGACCAGAGACCGCCTCGTTGATGCGGGCGCTTCCCGTCGCAACGTGGAAGCATTGACCGGAACGCGCATGTTCATCCTTGTCGGGCGCAAGCGCGCTGGCGAAGGTGCCGGAATGCAGCGGCTGTCGCCTCCGGCCTCCACCGGACGTGCCGACCAATGGGTTGAGCTCATCGTGGAATTCGTCAATGGGCGACCGCAGGGCAGTCTGGACGTATCCGCGCTGGAGCGGGCCACGCAGGCAAACGCGGCTGCAACCTCAAGCCTGGAAGCGCGCACGCTGGCCAACGAGAGCAGCGTCACCTCGTTGGGCCAGTCGCTCACCAGCGTCAATGCCAGGATCGATGCGATCGGTGGTGACAACCTGCTGTGGAATAGCAGCATGGAAGACGCCCCAGTGGCTACCGCAGCGCCAGCCGGATGGAACCTGGAGCGTATCCGAAGCGACGTGGGAGGCACTTTCTCCTACATTGAGTCCCCGCTGAGCGGTGGCGGGAAGGCTGTGCGTATCGACTGGACCGCCATCAATGCGAAGGATTGGGTAGGCCTAAACCGAGCAGGTCCGGGCACCAACTACGTAAAGGTGGACCCTAACACCGACTACACGCTGTCTTCTTGGGTGCGCGGTACACCTGACGCGCGGGCGCAGCTCTATGTGCAGTGGATGAACGCCACTGGCGGTACGGTGCTGGGCACCGTGACCCTGCCGGAGGTGACCATGACCGGCAAATGGCAGCGCCTGCTCCTTCCTGCTCGCTCTCGCGGCGATGCCGTGCTCGCCCGTGTTTACGTGGGCCGACTGTTTGCGCAGCAACCTGGCCCGCACGCCATCGAAATCGACAACGTGCAGTTTCAGCGCGGTCTGGTTGCCACCGAGTACGCCCCAAGCAGCATGGAATCTGCTGCAGCGGCCATGGCAAACGCTGCAGCAACGGCGGGCCTTACTTCGACCGTGACCCAACAGGGGCAGCAGATCACGTCACTGGGTCAGTCGGTGACTGGCGTCCAGGCCGAGGTGAAGGATAAGGCCAGCGCCCGTGCTGTCCAGACGCTGGAGGCAAAGGTCAGCAACCATGGCAGCGGCGGGAACCTGCTCATCAACTCGACGTTCTCAAAGTATCAGCGCAACGGCTGGGGCTGGGGATCCAATCCGGGGGCCGCGTGGGTAGAGCTCGGCGATCCGACACCCGGAAATGACAGTTTCCACCCGCCTGGCATCTATGGAGTAGGTTCGACCTCCGGTGGCACTACTTCGACGCAGATTGTCTGGTGGGGAACCGAATACGCTATCCCGGTGGAGGCTGAGAAGACGTACATGGCCTCCGCGTGGTTCAACACCCATCGCTGTTCTTGTTACATCGAGATCAGCTACTGGGACAAGGCGGGGAACTGGCTGGCCCAATGGGGATCGCCAGAAACTGGGCATACCGGAAACAGCGGTTCGCCACTGCTCTCGGAAATGCCACGCCCGAGTCTCAAGACCGTCGCCCCGGCAAAAGCTGCGACCGCTCGATTCCGAGTCATCGTTAAGCCCAACGGGGAGGCCTGGCCGTATTTCTGGATGTTCCGCCCCATGTTCTCGCGGGTTGAGCCTGATGCGACACAGCCACCCCCGTGGAATGCCGGCGGTTCGGAGAGTAGTGCCAAGTGGGGCTTTGCGCTCGATGTGGACGGCAATGTCTCGGGCATGGAGATGGAAGCCACCGGGGCAAAAAGTGAGCTGAAAATTCTCTCCAAGATCCTGCGCCTCATCAGCCCAGGTACACCTGACGGCCTGGAGGTCCAAGACGGCTACCTGCGCGTTTGGCGCGGCAACGTCCAGCGCATCATCGGTAACGGCTTCGGGCCTGATGGCCTGATCGACTATTTCGGCCCCAATGTCGGCGCTGCGGGTGCGACCAAGCGCAACGCAACCGTGTGGATGGACGTGAATGGTGGCGCCTACTGGGGCGGTGCAATTGCGGCCGGCATCCGCCGCAACGCGATGCAGTCAACTACTACGCAGACTATTGGCGCTTCCATCCTCGTCGGCCCGTTCAGCACAAGCGGCCGGAACAAGAACGTCGTTGTCAGCTACCAGCGAACGGTCGTGCGAACCAACAACCGAATGGACCGCCAGGGCTTCGTCGCAGGCGGAAACAGGAACGCCTGCGCGGTGAATGTCTACAGAAAACTGGGCAGCAACGCGGAGCAGTTCTGGACGAGCTTTGAAGCCAGCGGCGGCGTGTCGATTACGAACGAGTCTGATGGCCCGGATATGGCGATTTCGTTCTGGTCTGGATCGGTGACATTGAACGACAGCGAAGGCACGCAGGACCGTACCTACCGTGCAGAGATCGTTGGGTTCAGCGAACAGGACGTTAGCCATCAGACTGGAAGTTTCACCGGCCTAGACATCACCGCCAGCCTTTCCATCGTCTCCATTGAGGAGTGACCCGTCCGGGCGGCCGGGCAATGCCGCTCATCCATCAAGAGGAAACACCCATGCGTTTTGATGCTCGACTGTACCTTCGCACCGAGTCTGCTGACCAGCCCGGCGTGACGCTGCAGTTCCGTCCGGTCAGTCAGCCGAACATGCCGCAGATCAATCTCACGGTCGATACGGCCGACGCCGCCGCGCTCAAGGTCGGTGCGGTCTACCGCTTTGAAGCAATTGAAGTTCCCCAGGAGGCTTGACCTGTCGTGCGTACCTTCGGTCGTTGGGCAGCGTCTCCGCTCGGTGCTGGTCTGCTGGTAGAGGATGGCGGCTTGACCGTGGCCTCACCGGGGGCCGTTGTTCTTGCCCGGATCGCCAGGAGCACCTTTCCACTTGCCGGTCCTGCCGGTGCTGAGTTCATGCTGTGGGGTGACGATCCTCTCACTGCGATCATCGGCCTGTGCAATGCGGCAGCGCCTTTATCGTCTGAGCTGGGCGCATCTAATGGGGTGGGCTGGAAATTGCACACCGGCCAAGTGGTTCGCAACGGCGCTGTGATTGCCAGTGGCCTGCCAATCCCCATCAAGGGAGAGGCACTGGGTGTGCGCGTGCTGCCTGGCACGCCCGCACAGGTCCAGTTCTATCGTGACGGCCAGCAGGTGGCCAGCGTTGATGTCTCAGCGGGTGGCCCGTACTACTTCGCCGTGTCCATCGCCGCTACGAAAGCACGCGGCCTGCGCTGTGTCGTGAACGCTGGCCAGTGGCAGGGGCTCAGTCCGGCCGCACTCGCGGGATGGGCCCAGGCTGCTGATCCCATCCCCACAATTCGGGTCGCAAGTGAGGACTACATGAGCGCTGCCAGCGACTCGCCAGCGAACACCGCGTTCGCTGGAATCATCGCTACCGAGGGCCTGAGTACGATCAGCGCAGTTTCGTTCTGGATGTGGGGCAATGAGTCGCGTGCCGGCAGCGCCCAGGTCCGCGTGCAGGACGCCGCAGGGATGCTGGATGCCGCTGCGCTGTCCGCTATTCGTGACGTGCCAGTCACGGTGCGCCAGGTCGAGCAAGGCCAGTCGATGGCTGGTGCGGTGCCAGTCGCTCGCTATGTGCTGGATCGAATCGAAGTCGAAGACGACAGTTACAAGCGCCTGACGTTCAAGGACGCGCACAGTGACCTGGATGAACCGCTGAGCAGGGCCGTATTTCTCCCGACCCACGGCGAGAGCATTGCCTGGCAGCCGCAGCCCGTGGTGATCGGGCTGGTGCGAAGCGTGCCGACCACGGCGGTAAACAGTGATGGTTCGCTGCAATGGATCTGCGATTCGCGCCTGCAATCAGTGATGAGTGTCCGTGACCGCGCAGTGGAACTGGTTGCCGGCACCGCGTACAGCCTGGTTGCTGGTGGACAGCAGCTCTCCCTGCAGTCGCCGCCTCTCGGGCCACTGACGGCTGACGTTTCGACCATCGGCGCGGACCGGCCGGCAACGCTTCAACAGGCGCTTTCAGACGTGTTCGGCCGTATTGGGAAAGCCGCATGGCAGAGCGCCGACGCGCTGGCCATCGACCAGGCTACGGGCTATGCCGGGGTGGGCTACTTTGCGGACGGCAACAGCACGCCGCGCGAGGCCTTGGCTGCGATCCTGGGCAGCTACTGCGCCGACTGGTGGCAGGATGGGGATGGCGTGCTGCGCCTGGCGCGATTGATCGACCCTGAGAGCGTTGCCGATGCGAACCTGGCATTCGAGCTCGACCTGGTCGAGCTCGCCGCTCCGCTGGTTGTGCTGCCGGATCTGGCCCCAGGCCTTACTCGACGCATGGGCTATCGGCCCAACGCGGCAATCCTGGCAGACGGCGATATGGCCACAGGCCTGGACCAGGTGCCGCCCAGCGTCCGCAAGGAGCTGTCCGCCAGCCACCGTGGCCAGGTCTATGCCACCGGGGATCTGCCTGCCTGCTACCAGCACGCGGAGGCCGCGCCAGCGGTGGAGTCTTGCTTCGATAGCCGCGCTGACGCTCAGGCAGAGATTGATCGTGTCGTGAAGCTTTACGCAGTGCCCCGCAACTTCTATGCCGGCCGGATGACCGCGCGGCCTGACCTGCAGCTGCGACCGGGCCAGGTCGGGCGCATCCGCTACCCGCGCTATGGCCTCGCAGCCGGTCGAAAGGTGATCGTCACGGCGGTGACCAGCAACCCCATCACTGGCGAACAGACCCTGAAATTCTGGGGCGCATAAGGACTGCCACATGCTTATCGGATTCTCCCCTGCGGGTGTTACCGCTGCCTCTGACGGCGCCACTGCCGCGAACATCGCCGCCCTGGTCGATGGGCGGCCCACAAGCATTGCCCGCCTCAGCGGTGGTGCATCGGCCGTCCGTCTGCGGTTGACCTGGCCAGCAGCCGCTGGCGTCCGTGTTGTTGGCATGCTCGGCTTGTCCTGCCCGGTCGGCACCTCCCTCAAGCTCACGGGACGCAAGCCTGGTGATGCCACGTACGGCCAGGCCCTCGGCGGGGCATCGATCACGCAAAAGGTGGTTGAGCTGGTGGATGGAAGCCGGGCGGCCTGGTGGGTGCTTCCAGCGGGCACCGTAGCCCTGGTGGGTATCCAGGTCGAGATTGGGGTGACGGGTCTGGACGTGGGCGAGCTATTCGCCCACCAGGCGGTAGACCTCCCCATTGAGCCCGGCTCAGAGACTGAGCGTATCGACCCGAGCATTGTGGAGCGCACTCTGGGCGCAGGCGTCAACGTGGTGGCTCGGCGCACCTACCGGCGCCTCCGCTTTACCCCTCAGACCGACCGCCTGCAGGTCGCCCGTCAGGGCGGCCTGGGGGGCGGATTGGACTGGGAGCGACTGGCTATGGCGGCTGCAGGTGGCGCGCGAATGTCGCTGGTCCCGCGTTGGGGAAAGGATGGCGCCCTGGACACGGAGGAGCTCCATCGGACGGCACTGTATGGCACGGTGGTGGCCGGGTCCGCTGGGCACGCTGGCGGCAACCAGTTCCGCAGCGGCGGGTGGGTCGCCGATGAGCTCCCCCCGATTTGAGCCCCGCTTGAGGCGGGGTTCTAACCCCGTTTGAGGGGCTATCGAACGGTCTGGGAAAGGGGGCTCACAGGGTCGATTCGGCCCTGACCGGCCGGAGCTGGGGATTCTGCAAACCCCGTGTCCCGATTTCGCAGAGGGACTGTCCGCTTACACCCATGCGTACTGCGCCTCACGCCATAGATGCAAATGATTCTCTTTTGCTGTAAGGTGCAGCCGCTGCCCTTGCCGCCGCGGGCTGTTCCCTTTCCCAGTTGTCGCCCGCCCCGTGTCCACGCCTGTCGAACCGACGGATGTCGCGCAGCTGTGCGCGGCCCATTACCGGCCGCTGCACGCCCATGTCCGCCGCAAACTCCCGCAACGCAGCGACGCTGATGACGTCGTCCAGGAAACCTGGCTGCGTGTCGTCAAAGTCGCCACCAGTGGCCTGTTGAGCAATGGCCGCGCCTATCTGTACCGCGTCGCCCACAACCTGATCGCCGATCACTACCGGCAACGCCAGCGCCGTCGCGAAGAGGTGCTGGATGACACGCAGTTGAATGCCATCGCCGATCCTGCGCCGTTGCCCGAGCAGCGACTGCTCGACGCCGAACAACTGCGCCACCTCGACGCGATCATCGCCGCGCTGCCACCGCGCTCGCGCCAGGTATTCCTGCTGGCGCGGGTGGAACAGTTGGCGCTGGCCGAGATCGGACGCCAGCTGGGCATCAGCCGGCAGACCGCGCACGGCCATCTGCTGCGCGCCCTGGTCGCGTTGCAGCAGGTGCCGGGCGCATGAGCCAGGAGACCATTGCACGCGAAGCTGCACGCTGGTGGCTGGATGCGCACGACGGCGACCGCGACGAGAACGCGTTCGAGCAATGGTGCCGGGCCGATCCACGCCATGCGGCGCAGTACCTGCACCTGCAGGAGTTGTGGCAAGCCGGTGCGGCGACGCCCAGCCTGCAGCGGCAACAGCAGCGCAGGCAACGCCGTCGCCTGCGCGAAGCCGGCATTGCGGTTCTGTTGCTGTGCGCACTGGGTCTCTACAGCCGCCATGCCTCGCCACCCGTGGCACAGGTACTGCGTACGGCCGCTGGCGAGATCCGCGAGGAAACTCTTCCGGATGGTTCGCATGTCCTGCTGTCACCTGGCAGCGAAGTGAAGGTGCGCATCGATGGGCAGCGCCGCCAGCTCCAGCTGCAGCGCGGCCAGGCCTGGTTCCAGGTCGCCGCCGATGCCGACCGGCCATTCCAGGTGCATACCCCACAGGGCACCGTCACTGCACTGGGGACCGCATTCGATCTTGCCGTGCAGGGCAACAGCAGTGTGGTCACCGTTACCGAGCATCGCGTGCGCGTGGACAGCGGCAACGTCAGCATGCTGGCCGACGACGGCGAGCAGCTGCGCTTCGATGGGCAGGCAACAGCCCATGCAACAACGGCTGCCCCCGGAACATTGGCCTGGCGCGAGCGGCGCCTGCACTGGGTCTCGGCCCCGCTGGCCGACGTCACGCAGGGCCTGGACCGCTGGCATGGCGGGCATACGTGGGTCGTCGGCGAGCAGCTGCGCCAGCAGCCGGTCACCCTGCTCGGCAGTGCCGACGGTGCAGCCAGCAATCGCGACCAGCTGGCCACGCAACTGCAGGTGCGCGTGCTGCGCCTCGGCGCGGGCATACAGGTGTGGCTGCCGCCACGCAGGGAGCAGCGTGATGGACCCTGACATCCGGCCTGCGACGGCGTCTACCCAGGATGACGACGTTCTGCGTCAGCCCCTGGAGCCCCCGATGCTGTGCCCCCGCCCCCTTGTCCTTGCCCTGTCGCTGGCCTGCACCAGTGCCCTTCCGCTGCTGCCCAGCAGTGCCCACGCACAGACCGCCACACGCACCTACGATCTGCCCGCCCAGCCGCTGGCGGCCGCGCTGGACGCCTACAGCCGGCTGACCGGTGTCGACCTGGTGATCGGCGCGGCGCTGCCTGCCGGTCATTCGGCCCCTGCTCTGCGCGGTGACTTCGACGATGCGCAGGCCCTGTCGCGCCTGCTGGCAGGCAGCGGCCTGCGACCGCGCTTCGTCGATGCGCGCCGCGCCGCCCTGGAACCGGCGCCGGCTGAACGCACCGATGGCAGCCGTCGCACCGGCCCGCTGCGGGTGCAGGGCACTACCGCGCACGGCCAGGCACCGGGGGCTGGCGCCAGCCAATATGTACCGGCCACCCGCGATGGCTTTGCGCCCTCGGTCGGCAGCGAGCGCGTGGCGATGGCCGAACGCCAGGAAGGCAACAGCCTGCTGCGCTCGATGCCCGGCACCCACAGCTTCCATTCGCGCAGCCAGCCGGGCCTGCAGGTCAACATCCGCGGCATGACCGGTGCCGGCCGGGTCAACACCATGATCGACGGTGTCACCCAGACCTTCCGCAACAATGCCGGGCATGGTTCGGGCGGTCCGTTCGCCTATGTCGATCCCTTCCTGCTGGCCGGTGTGGACGTGCAGCGCGGTGCGGTCGCTGGCGGTGACGGCGCTGGTACGCTGGCCGGCAGTGCCAACTTCCGCACCCTG